CGCCGGATCGACCCCTATTACTATAGGCGCGGTCTCGTCCTTGTACTTAGGCCGCTTGAATGCGTCCTCGACAATCATTGGCGAGATGAACTGATCCTCGCCCGCGCTTGGAAAGTCACCGTACACCTCAACGCGCGCCTGGATCGAATCCTCGCCGTACTCCGCGATGATCTGCTCGTAGACTTGCTTGTCCGTCCCCTCGACCGTGCGCGCATCTATCTGGCGCGTCTGCCAGAAGTCACGCTTACTATTAAACGTCTCAAAGAAGTACCCGCTGTTGCGTCGTGGGTTGCTAAACGCAAACCAGTAGCGGTCCAGAATGTTCTCTGTGAAGAAGCCAGCACCGACTGACCAGATCGCGTCGGCAATACCGCTGGCCTCGTCAAAGATCAACATCATTCCGTCGTGGTTGTGTACCCCTGCGTAAGCGTCTGGGTTCTCTTCACTCCACAGCTTGCCTTCCGCTGCCCAATAGCGCGTACCTTTCTTTAAATCGCGCTCGACCAGTTCGGTCAGCCATTGCGCCGGTACGATCTTAGTCGCGCTGATCTCCCACCAATGGGAGTTGATGATCATCGCTTGCCACTTGGTCAGTTCGCCCCAAGTGACCGACCGTAACTGCGCCTCGCTGTTGGCGCTGACGATAACCGTCGAGCCGATTCGCGTGGACAGCATCCACAGGATCAGCCAGCTAACTAATGCGGACTTACCAATACCCCGTCCGCTGGACACCGCCTCGCGCAGCGTGTCCATGTTGACCTTACCTTCGTTGACTTTGATGTGCTTGGTAATGTCACGCAGTATCTCGCGCTGCCACTTGCGCGGTCCGCTGAACTTAGCTAACGGTGTGTTGGGCTGGCCCCAAGGAAACGCGAACAGTACAAACGCTTCAGGATCGTTCGCTATTGCGGGTGACCACAACCGCGTCATCAACGTCTGCTCTTCGGCTGATGTATAGATCGTTTTTTGCATTCTCTAGCACTCTGGTTTGCGCGGCTTCTAGCGCCTGTGTGATGCTGATCCGCTGATACACATCAACGCTGACTTCCTGCTTGGCCGTCCACTCGTGCCGGTGACGCAGGATCTCTAACGCCGCTTTAGCGTCGCCACCTAACGCCGCGCTATTAAGAACCTGCGAGATTTCACGTTCGTTATCAGCGCGGCCTTTTTGTTCTGCCATTTCCGCTAACGGATCTAGCTGACACAGTTGCCGATATTCAGCGGGCAGCATACCAGCCGCCAACGCCAGCGAGTCACCCTTCAGACCTAACTTCGCCGCGTCGTAGATGGACTGAAGACGCGCCTCTGTTGCCTGAACATTTCTGACAGTTAGTGGCAAAGATTTGAACATGGCTGAAGTGTAACAAAAAAATTTTAAAAAATGTTTGTGGGGGGTGCGTTACCGTGACCGGTCGGGCCGTCGGCCCTACCCGGCCCCCCTCGGGCCAAACGGCAAAAACGCACCCCGCTGTTTGCCGTGTCCACACAGGTCGCTTGGCCGTGTGCCCGCTGTGCCCGCTGTTGAGCGTCCTAAAAAACCCTTATAAAACGTAGTACTGTGCCCGGATGTGAACGGCTCACAAAAGTCATGACAGAATTTAGAATGTGAGCGTTTCCCGTTGTGAGCCATGCTAAAAAATCGGTGCGGGAAAAAACGCGGGGGGAACGGGGGCAATTTACCCGCCAAACTTCTATACATATATACATTCTTTTAATTTAAAAGTTAGATATAGCTCACATACGGGCACACCCCTCAAACCCGCACGGTTAAGCCATTTCGTGTGTACACTTGACGCGCGTTTGACGCTCACAAAACGCTCACAGAGTGTCCACAATTTGCAATTAGGGTTTCCCCTAGTCAAAAACTTGTTGACAAGCGTTATCCGCGCGCGTACAGTACACACATGGCGACGCACAACGCAGCGCTACTAACAGAGGGCACACAAAATGGCATACGAAGGATGGACAAATCACGCCACTTGGCAGATCAGTCAGATGTTTGACGGCTACGAAGGCCCACTCGACAAAGAGAGCGTCAAGCAGATGGTGGAGGATTACATCTACGAAAGAAAAGCTTGGGTAACTAGCGAAGAAATTAAATCCGACCTCGCGTTCATCGCCGACGTTAACTGGGATGAAATCGCAAAACACTACAGAGAGTAACCATGACCTATATGACAGAGCAGCGCGCGATCGAAACGGCCGCGTTTAATAACGCTGGCGACGACTGGACCTACACGATCGAGCAGCGCGGAGAGTACTACGTTATCGCCGTGCGCGACGAAGACGGCATCTTAGTCGGCTACCTTTAAAATTTCAGCGACTGCGCGCGCTACCCTGCGCGCATTCGCGGGCGTTTTGTCCGATCACACTTCACTACACTACGGAGAACCTATGATCCATTTCGTCGCAAAATCATCCAATACGAAAACCGGGCCGATTCCGATTACGTACTCTGCGCGCGATACTTGCCCCGCCAGTTGCGGACAAAAAGATAGTTGTTACGCGGACGCGGGATTTCATACCCGTTTAAACTGGGACAAAGTACCGACGCGCGGCAAGGACGTCGCAACGGTCGCGGACAAAATTCGCGCGCTGAAACCCGCGACGCTTTGGCGTTTTAACGTCGCGGGCGATCTTCCGGGCGTTGGTGAGGATATTGACGGACCCGCGTTCGCACAATTGATCGAAGCGAATCGCGGCCGTCGCGGGTTTACCTACACTCATAAACACTCACCGCGCGCGATTAAATTCGCGCGTTTCGCGACTAAACGCGGATTTACGGTCAATCTATCAGCGGATGACGCGGGTCACGCTGACAAGCTTGCGGAGACGGGTTTACCCGTCGCTGTAGTCGTGCCACTTGGTACGCCAGCGCGTACTACCACGCCAGCGGGCCGCGCTATCGTCGTTTGCCCCGCTCAAACTCGCGACGACGTTACGTGCTACACGTGCGGATTGTGTGCCCGCGCGAATCGTAAGGTAATCGTCGGGTTCCTTGCGCACGGTACGCGCGCCAAAACGGCCGACGCGATCGCGCGTCGTGTCATTCCACTTGTTAAGGCTTAATTATGAAAATCGAAACCTACGCAACGGCCGCGTTAATCGGATGGGTTATCGTATGCTCGGTCATCCTATGCGACGCAATCGTCGCGGCGCTATGTCGTTAGTCATTGCGGCCGTATTGGCCGCGATCCTAGTGATAATCTTAGACTTATAAAAAAGGCCCTGAAGGGCCTTTTTTATTTAGATGGCTGATAGTCCGGCTCGACCATCCGACGCAGCGTGGACGCGCCTGCGGCCGCTAAATCGGGCGCGCAATAAACGTGACGCTTAGACTCTAACCCGCGCGCAGCGACGCGGCCGCAGTCGATCCAACCTGCTTCTTTGATCGCCTGAAGTAACGCTTGCTGGTAAAGCTTCAGCCCTGCTGGGGCGCTACGCGATAGTTCGTCAAGGACTGCTTGCAATGGGGCCGCGATAACGCCCCGCGTGAAAATCCCGCGCCTATTTTTCATCAATTCTAAAATGTAAGACTCGGCCCCGGAGAGCGAGTTCTCAGTCATAGTCTGCTTAAATTCCGTCATAGGCGGGGCCGCGCCCGGATTGAAGCGCGAGACGTCGCGAGTGTGCAACCAAGCCGCCACGGCCGCGCGCCCGCCCGTCCTAAGCCACTGCCATATGGCGGCCCCGTCCGAATCGCTCATCCGGCCCGCGCGCGACCATATGCAAAACCAGCGCCTATCCTGCGCCGATATAGATATAGGCAACAAGTCGTTAGAGAATGCCAGCACGAAGCCCCGATTAGCCATCATATATGGGTGCAGTCCCTTCCGATTCACGGCCAACACTTCAGGCGGGGCCGCAATGATGGGCTTCAGTTTATTGGCTAGGACGCGCCTATCGGCCGCAAGGGCTTCTTTTAGCTCGTTAATAACTAGAATTTCAGACTCTAGTTGATAACCCCACTGCGAGGTAAGCGACTCATTGTCGACCAAGCCCAGATTATGCTTATTGTCCCCGCAAACCGCCCAGATGAACGGGTCATACATCGTATCTTTACCCGATCCTTCGTCCGACGCATGAAGGATCGCATGGTTGATTTTAACGCGCGGGTTCTGCACCTTATAAGCCATAACGTCCCATATATGGTCGAGTTCCGACTGCACCGGGACGAGCTTGCGGCAATGGTCAATCCACGCTTGTATCGGCCCCGCTATAGGCGTCGGGCGCGCGTCAACCCAACGGTTCGCATAGGGTAGGTTATCCCGCACGGCTAGAACCGACTCGCCCGCAGCATAGGTTAGGCCCGCGAGGATATGGCCGCCCGCGGCCGTTCGGTTTTCGTCGAACCAGAGCGACGGGTTGATGATCCGCGCCTTACCGCCATTGTTGTGCAGCGAATGGCACATGATCCCGCGATAAGTCGCGTCGAACGCGCGGCGCGATATAAGCACACGGTCCACTAAGTCGAAATAGGCGTCATCCGACTGCACATAGGCGAAGCGTTTAAACCAGTCGGCCCGCTCTACCCGCGACCGCTCGCGCGCTTCGACTTGGGCGATAACGGCCTTAGCGTCATCCGTAAACATCTCCGTAGGCGTGAGCTTAGACAATGCGCCGCCCATGACCGACGCGAGCAACTCTTCGCGTAGGCCGTAGGTCCGCTTGGGGCCGCCCTGCTCTTCGACCCACGCTAGAAACCGCGCAGAGTCCCACTCGGTGCAATGACTGTGAAGGCAACAGTAGGCCCGACTGGCGGGCATATAGCGGCCCTCTGGATTGCCGTCTGAGTGTTCCGCGCTATTAGGACAGATCACGCCCCACCAGCCCGCTGGGTTGCCGCCCTGCGTGACTTCTTTACGCTCAACAAGCCACGCCAGCACATCATCCGAACCGTCATCCTTTAGGTTACCGGGACGAAATGTTGTCGTCTCGACCGCGCCCGGAACGACCGATAGAGCGCCGCATATCTCTTCAAGGCTAAACTCGCGCGAAGGGTTAAATTCAACCAATCGCGCAGCAAAACGGTTCTTTCCGGGCTTTAGATTGATAGACCCCGGAATGCGTATATTACGCACCGGATTGATAGCGCCAGGATCGGTATAGCCCGCCGCTGCTATAGCCTTGATCGCCGCGCTGTAGACTGACTTGTGCGGCTGATCGTCTAGCCGAAAAACGTAGCACCATTGAAAGTTATCCTTCGACGTTTCAATGATCCACGTAGGTCTGATCGTCGGCGTTTTCGACTTCGTACCGACGTCATCTAGAACCAAGCACCACACGTTCTCACAGAACGCGGCCCCCGCCGATACTCTTTGACCGTCAAAACGCGACTCAATGAACGAGCCGATGTTGACGTACCAAGCGCCTTCACCGCGCGGCTTGCGAAACGCAGGGTAAGCGTAACCGCCCTCACGCTCGACTTGTTTAGTGAATAAAACTACTTCACCCTCTGGCGCGAGGGCTATGATATGATCCACGAGTTCCATGTGCTCTCCTAGTTGAAGCCCGCCCTTCCCGGCGGGCTTTTTTTTCAAATACTGCAATAGCCGCATTCTTCGTTCGCTAGTTCACGAACGTCCTTACCGGCAAGAAAATCCCGCACATCCCAAACGCGGTGAACCTTAATGAACTTGCGCGGATTGTTCTCCGCTTTCCATTGATCTTCCAACGCAATCATCGATTCGATGTGTTGGCGACCAGCAGGATCTTGACCAGCAGCTTTCCATTCCGATTTTCTAGCTAACAAGCATGGATAGCATCCAACTCGGCTATGGCCCCGGCCATATAGTGGATTCAGAGGCGCGCCTTCATTTTTGATGTAGTCAAAAATTCGTTCGGTGTTCCACTCGACAATCGGCAACTTGACTGGTATCAGTCCTATGCTGTTAGCAAGCCTTTTGTTCTGCGCGTAAAATTTTCCAACATCTGCCAAAGTAAACGCGTCATCATCTGTGATGCCGCCGTACTTATCAGAACGGTCCCTGCTTTCGTCTGACCGCATCCCAAACCAAATCTCTGAATTTTCAGCAGAAAATTTTTTTTCTATGAGCCACTTTGCAAAGGGCCATTGTTTTAGCCGTTGCGTACACCCCCGCGCAGCGCTATTTGGGAAGTAACCTGACTTTTTTAAGAACGGCAACATCCCTTCGCTAACCGTATGCTCAATCGTCACCCCGTAAAACGATTCCATCGCTTTCAATTGGGCATATGTGTCGGGGTGGTCGAACCCTGTGTTTTGATGAACACACACAAGTGGTCTGCCGGTTTTGAGGGCCAGCGATAGCACAACTTGGCTATCCTTCCCTCCACTTACTGGAACAATTATCATTTCCCGTACCTCTCCATAGTTTTAACTTCTGCCTTTAGGGGCAAACCTGCCGCCCACGGCGGCGACGTACACATCACCCGCGCCAATAGGTCGGGGTCTCCGTCCTCTAGAACGATCTCGTCGTGTACGTGAAGCACTACGTTATCTAGCTGACGCAGCGCGTGGCGCAGCACATCATTGGCGACTGCTTGCGTGATGTTCTCGCAAGCCAAGCCCTTCCATAATCTAGCGCGCGGCCATTCTTTAGCGTCAGCGGCGGGCTTCCAAGCGGCCTTGCAATATGAAATGCCATCGTCTTCCAATTTGGCGAACGGGTAACACAGAACGCGGCCCGAAGGAAGAATGTACCAGAGATGCTGCCGGTCGAACAGATAAGTCACCCGACCTGCGCTGAACTCCGCGTTAGGCGTGTGCATCGCCGACGTATAGGCCCGCTCAAGCTCTGACCAGAACCGCACGGCCCATTGGTTAGACCGCCGCCACGCGTCTACCATGCGCTTGGCGTCTGCTTCCGGTAAATGAATACCATAAGCCCGACCCATCGCAGCGAACGCGCCTACGCCGCCCGCATAGCCGCACGATAGCTCCTGAACCTTGCCGATCTGGCGCTGATCGTCGGTCACCTGATCGACTGAGCACCCGAACGTAGCGGCGGCGTTGATCTTATAGATGTCTTGGTCGAACTGCTTGAGCTTCTCCTCGCCCATGCCAGACAGCCACGGGTTGACGCGCGCCTCGATGGCAGACCAGTCCGCGACTACGAAATTACCAATAAGCGCGGGTCGGAGCATCCCCTTGAGCACATCTGTAACTCTTCGTCCGTGAATAGGGACAATTGCTCGACCGGCAGCCATGTCGTCTCTAACGGCGGCAGGATCTTTGGCAGTTTTTCTCGTAAAGTTGTGAACTTGCGCGCCGTAACTTGAGGCTCGGCCCGTCGCTGATCCTCCAGCAAAAACACACGCGCCTCGTACTCTGTCATCTTCGACATCGGCCAACTCCTGTAGACGTTTGAACTTTGCGATGCTGGACGCCCATAAATCGTCCGCGCATTGCACTACCTCGCGCACATCCGGGTCTAGGTCATCACACGCTAATAGATTAGCGCGGACCGCCTTGTCGATGCTGTACTTCTCACCGACCCACATGAGCTTCTTCTGCTCATCCGTAACGCGCGCCAGCACCCACTCGCGCATACGTGGCGACCTCACCGCTAGACCGCCGGTGATCTCGGTCACAATGGCTTGTATCTCAGCTAGTTCGGCGTCAGCGTAGCGGATCGCCGCTTTACAAAGTGTAATGTCTACCTTTACACCTCGGTCGTTGATCCGCTCGTTCACGTGGTAGTCGAGCAGTTCCTCATCCGACAGTTCACGCAGAGCAAGGCTAACGGCGCGCATAGCGCGCACATCCTGCTCGCAGTACTCGATGAGTTCGGGAATGAGTTTGTCGTTGTAGGGCGGCACACAACACTGGCGCACAAGGTAATCGCCTCGGCGGTCTTTCTTCATGTCAGCGCCAGCGAACCTGCCGACGTCCTCAAGCGACCCCGGCGCGCAGTTGGCGCGGGCTTGTGTTGCAGTGCAATAGAATTGCTCAAGATCGAAGTTGATCTGAAGCACGTACCAGAAGATCAGACGCTCAAACGCGGCGTTGTGCGCGCGGATCTGGCCTTTATGATTCTTTATCGAATCAGGGAATGGTTGGTCGGGCGTCCAGGTTTTAACAGGTCCATCGTCGAAAGCGTAGGACATACAGATGACTTCGGTTTCCAAGTCCTGCGCGTAGTTATAGACACCCGCGACCCGAAGGTCGCAGGTGCTACGGGTCTCGAAGTCAACCCACAGGGTCACTTACCCTGCGCGACGGCGGCGCGTCGGCTGGGGAGCTACCTCTTCCTCTTCAGGTCCGTCCATCGACATAAACTCGACGATCTCAAAGATCGGCGTGTAGATGCGACCGTAGGACTTGTGCTGATAGTGCTCTTTCTTGAGCAGCACCACCGGCACGGGCTTCGACTCATCTACAGACACTTGGTTCGCAAACGCGCTTGCCAAGGCTTCGTAGGAACGCTTGCCGCCGACCGAAGTCGTCGT